ATGCACGCGAATCTGTGGTTCGTACCCAACGAGTTCAGTCCTTTTTCTTTAGCATTTCAATCTCGAGTTTCTTAAACTTCTCGACGAATACAAGAGCGTTTTCACGATCTACGTCACCATAAAATAGGAGTTCGTTACCGATAACCTTTACACATTCCTCGACAACGGGTTCAAGTTCTTCGTCGTTCGTAGGCATGTTTCAATGCTTTCTTTACTCTTGTCACGTCTCTTGATTTTAAGCTGTTTCCAACTGTGAGATGATTGATAACATCAAAATCCTGGGGGGTGATTCCATAGTCCATGAGGGGTTGTAACTCACCCTTCTCTGCGTACTTCTTTAATACATCCAATTCTCCTATACCTAGACCCATTCTAGACTTTTTACGAATATCGTCGTATTTATGTTTTCGCATCTTATAGTTCCCAAACTTTGTCCAACAACTTCCCGGTCTGATTTTGTCTCGATCGAGTGGTTTTCCCAACGCCGATTTGGGTATGGTGAGCGCGTTGGCTACAAAATACGGCATAAGGTGCCAGTCTCCATATGAATACATCCGCGTATCGTACATATCAGCATCCGAAAATGATTCAGATATTCTAATGATGTCTACACCTTCGGAGTCGAGGTAGTTCTCTTGGAAAATGTCCCATACATGACCATGTTCCGATATACTGTCGTAAATTTCGATCGGTTGTGGATCTGTCAGAACATCCACCACGAATTCCTTTGGTGTCTGAAAATCGTCCGTATCGTCGTACCCATCTATATACGTGAAGAAATTTCGTATATTTCCATCTGCTCGTATGGCGGCATTTTCCACTTTAGGTCCCGATTCTTCGGTAAGTTTCATGAGAATTTCGGGCTTGTGTTTCGGTATAAACACTGTTTCAAAGTTTGGATACATACACATACTTGTCGTAGTAACTAGGAGAGATCCACGGGAGAGCCTATCACCGTCGGCTACTTGTTCTATGATAGGTTTGAATATCGGATCATAATTTTCAATAAACACATGTTTCGTCGATGGTTTGATGAAAGGCAGAAATAAAGATTTACTTTTCATGTGTTCGGGAAGTAATTCAACATGACTGAGTCCTCCGAGAACAGCATCGAGAATATAGGTTTTTCCAACACCCAGAGCACCACAGATGAATACATTCTTTCTTTCTCGAATGTACCTACGAATGAGTTCGATTTGTTTCGAATGAATCGTAGAACTAATAGGTTCTTTTTTTGTTCAACTATTTTAATGAAGGAATCCATTGATGATCTTACTAATCAGGCGATAGATTTGGTGCTCGGGAATGACGCACTTCATAAACGTATCGTAGAACCTTTAAAAAGGAAAATTGTACCATACGTTGTGTGTGGAATTATGACCAACTTGACTATGTTCATTCTTTTGGTGTACCTTGCTCGACGTCTGTCTCTTCTTCCTCTTCTTCCTCTTCCTCAACTTCCTCGTACTCCTCCGGGTCTTTAGATAAAAACACACCAACCTTTTCAAATGGAGTGTTTTTCGTGAGTGCTCGGATGGGTTCTATAGTTTTAGGTAACTTCAAATGTGGTATAGGGCGAACAGATAAAATTTCGGGTCGTGTGAAAACACCTTCTATTGGATATTCCTTTTCGAAATTCATAAGAATCTTTTTGGGAACAGCTGGACATTGTTCGAGTAAACGATCGTATTCAGCCTTACATTCTTCAACAAATTTCAAACCCTCCTTTTTACGTTCTTCACGTGGGAGGGCTAATTGCAGTCGAATATTTCTCGAAAGACTTCCATGACCCAGCGCAGATGTTCGGTGGTTCTCCATAAGTTCATTCACCTTGAGAAACTGCATGATCGTCGCGATCAGACCCGCGATAAGATTTAAACCACCAATGATCGATGGTGCGGCTGGCTGAATACTCAGTGGTAAAGTACTCTGAGCAAAATTCGCAGTACCTGTGATGGTCGACAAGACAATGACGGGTAAATTAAAACGCAGACTCAGTTTTTTATACATCAGGAAGGATCTGTGATGCATATACCTGTAACACGCACATGCCTCACCCCATTGACGCAGTACGTTCTCGTGATACTCGTTCCACATATCTTCCATTTTAATTTCTTCTGACATCTTATAATAGATGAACATAATATTCGTAATCCATCTCGTGTTTCTATTGTGGATTCTGATCGTACCCTTTATGAATGATCGCAGACAGCTCGAATTCTATTCTATGGTAATCCCGTTCATATTTTATCACTGGTCCGTAAATGATGATACATGCGCACTCACACAAGCCGAAATGTATGTGACGGGTCGTGACAAGGATGAAACATTCATGGGACGTGTCGTAGGACCGATATACAAAATGGAAGAGAATGATGTCAATCGCCTAACAAAGACGTTATTTTTCACGTTGTGGTCATTCGTGCAGTACCGCCTTGGACATTTCGATTCATTTGTAAAGGATTTGGACAAGTTATTTAAAGGTAAAAAGATACAATAATGTATAATGGACAACGAGATTTCTCGACTCGATACAATCAAAGATGTATATAAACAGACCTACCTCACAAACCTTGAATTCATGGAAGATAAACTCACTCGAATTAATACACAAATCGAAGCTACAGCACCCGGACTCAAATGGGAAATACTCACGAAACAGCGTGACCACTATGTACGTGAAATCGAATCACTCGATGAAAAGATCGAGCAGGTGATTGGTGGTATTGATACAAAGATTGAACAATTGGAAATACGGAAACGGGAGTTTGAAATTCAATCTAAGAAGGAGCTCGAATCATTCGAGTATAATATGGATAAAATTAAGGAGGCTCTTGACAGACGGAATGTCGGAGAACTGTTCAACATCTTAGAAAATGTATCAAACGCACTCATTATTTTGAGAAAGGATCAAGTGAAAGATTTTTCTTAAGTATAGTAAATGAAGAATAAAACGAAAACTCGATTACTTTGGGTAGCACTCGTCGTACTCATACTCATCGTGGGATACATGCGGTACAATCCAATGGTCGTCAAAGTCCCATTCCCAGTCGAGGTAGAAGTCCCAGTGATGGTACCAGTTAGGGGTGGAGGGGAAGACATGAGACGCACACCTGAATATAGAGGTCCTCCGATCAAACAGTATAAACCTGGGCACATGCAGCAGATGGGGATCATCACGAACGAAGAAGGTGAAACCCTCCCACTCTATGGTAAAGAAGTCCGTGGTCGTCGCGATCGTTACCACTACTACACCACGACGGGTGGTGAAAATTTGTACCCCATCCCAGTGAGTCATGATGGTCGTGATTGTATCGACGATATCGGATGCCAGGAACTCTACGGAAATGAAGCAGTCTCGGTCACTGGTAAGACTGGTTCATTCGGTGTGAAAATGTACCGAACTGATGATTTTTTCTAACAAAAATGATTTTTTAGCGCTTCGTACTCACTCTTCTGAAGTCCGGATGTTTCCGAAAACTTCGCCTTCAAATTGAGTAACTCTTTTATCGTATCGTCATCGAGACTTTTGACAAAGTCCTTCTTCGCCTCGATGTCGTCCATTTGGTTATACTCTCGTTGTGCCTGTACGTAAGGCCATGTATATTTTCTCAGTGAAGTAACTTCAATTTCGAGTTGTATGATTCGCGGTAACAATACTTCCCTAATCAATTTTTCCGTATCGGTCATACAAGCTACTCTGTCGATGTCCCTAAGTATATTTCTTGCGTTTTAATAAGGATGATACCGGAGAAGCGCGCATTTAGTAAAAAACTCGCACACGGTATCCGCGATTTGTTAGAATATATGAATATACAACTTGATATTGAACCATCCATAAGAAAACAAATTTTTTACTCAGAATGAATTCTCAGTTGGAAAGTTTTAGGATGGTTTTGGATACAGTACATTCTGAAATACTCGAGTCTTTGTTGAAACAGTTCGATCGGATTGGTATAACGATAGACCGTGCGTTTTACGATGGCATCCCCAGATCCACTCTTTTTTACACAGGATGACCGCGATTTCGTCAAGCGCATTAACGATGGAGATATCAAGACATTTTGTCATTTCCTCATCTATTAAACAAAAATGAGACCAAACTTTTTCGAAATGATCTTCTTCGCCCCCTCAAAAGTCGGGTGGCCCCAGAGGTACCAGCGGGACCAAAAGCCGGCCATACCGATACCACTTATTCCCCAATTCTCTGAGAAACTGTAGTCCACGTATACCATCTTATCTTGTATCTTCTTGGGGTCTCTCTCTGTCATTGTGCGTTTGGGTACTCTACCGCCATGGCGGAGTACGTAGGAACGCATACGTGAAGGATTCTTGTGTTTGGTGTAGTCGGAATACCCACTGGCACCAAAGTCAACAGTCCTGCCGTCTTCTAATATCGCCCTGAACTTCTTTTTAGAATTAGGACTTCTAGTAATAGTGACACGCATACTTACGTTTTACGAATATAATTTAATTACACGACTGGCAAGTGTATTTCTCACGACTTCTCTCGAGAGAAGTCTCGAGACTCTTACGGAGCTCCGCACGATTGGCGACATATTTTTCACGGGTGGGAACGAAAAGAGCCTTTTCAGAACCACGCTTGATAAGAAACATGTGGTCGTAGAAGTGAAGAAGTGCGACGGTGAGGGCGATTGAACCAACTACTACGCCGTTCATCTTACGAGCCGCGTAGGCATAGGCAATGATCACCAGGACGAGAATGATCTGAACAAGGGTGATCTTGGGCATGACAAAACGTTTCTCGACTGTCTTGACAATCTCACTGGGGTCGGGGAACGTACATCTCGTTTCGCTTGCCGTAACCTGGCATTTTTATTATGTACTGAGAAAATAATGTGGTCGTTATTCCTGGTGCCGATGGTATTAATACTTCACGATTATCTAAAGGCGCCCATAGACCTCCTGTACTTTACCAATCCGAGACGTCCCCTCGTTGGTATGCAGAACGCGATGATAGATTTACTCAACTGGAGATCTCAGTATCGCGTGAATGATCACCCAGGTCTCTGGCTCATAAAGACACACTATGAAAAGATATACCAGGAGTTCCTGGAAGTTTCACCATCAGTGAAACGTCACCTCTTCCATGACATCGATCCATGGTTTGATACCAATGATCGGTATTACTTCCATAAAGTGGGGGACTTTCCTCTCCTGAAAA